AGTTCTCATGCGGGTGTAGTTCAATGGTAGAACGTCAGCCTTCCAAGCTGAACACGAGGGTTCGATTCCCTTCACCCGCTTAGTAGTAAAACCGCCATTTTCCTTGAAGGATAGGCGGTTTTTTCTTTGTTTAAGTGAATCATTTCTGACTCTTTTTGACTGCTTCCACCGCAACCACGGTGGAAAATCAAGTGGAAATTTTCGCGTTTATAGCCTGCGCCATCAAAGAATATCTTGCCTCTAAGTCGCGGATAACTGCCTGATCGTTTCTCGCGTGCGCCAACTTTCTAGCTTTTTCAAGAAAGTATGCAGCATGTCCCAGCTCTTCATTAGCTATGCCATATTCAGCCATAGCATAATATTTATCTGCATCCCCTAGCTCTTCACACACTAAGTCGGCATATTGAGCGCTTTCCGTGTCCGAAGAATTTTGTTTTGCATCCACGTCCATTTTGTTCTGCCTTTCAGGCTCATGCTTTTTATCCTGCAATTCTATCCCTGCCAGTATCATAGCAAACTGTGCCGCCTCTGTGGCTGTTTTGGGGCTAAATTTTACAACAAGCTCCTCTACAGCTTCATTAAAGTACCCACGAAATACTTCCTTATAATCTTTCTTAGCCACCATTATTATGGCGTTGGAGCAACAGTTGTAGTCCTGCGGCACTTAAAGCCTCTTCTTGCATAAAAAACAGGCGTAGTGCCTGCAAGGCCAAATTGCACAAGGTATTTATGGCATGAATCGCAACTAAGCATTTGCGCAGGGATAGTGCGTCCGCAGTTATCAACTATTTGAGCTGTTGTTCCGCCCCACACAAGAGATACAACTTCCTGCCCGGTTGTGGGGGAAGCTGGCGTTGGCATTGCAAAAGCCAAGCATTGGCTAAAATTTGGCGCAACAGTTGGCACTTGCGCCGTGATAGTAACGGTAGCACCTTCCACAACGGTTGCGGTAGCTGTAGGAATAAGTGGTTGGCAATTAAAATTATTCATTTATTTTTTCATCCTCTCTGTTGTTTTTCGATTCATTGTTGATTACTATGCGCTCGGCACTTCGGGCGCCCATAGCTTGATTTTGAGCTATTTTTGACACCACATACAATATCCCTGCGCTTAGAAATACATTAAGCCATGCCGGAATATCATTATTGCTCCGAGGCCTTGTCAATTGGTGATATGGGCGCATTATGCTCACCGCCTACACTCAGGCCGTTCAGCATATCTACGCCGCGCCCCATCAAATCGCGCACGGCTTTGTCAGTATTCGCCCTGATTTTGGGATTGTTGAAATAAGAGCCTATAAAGGTACCTGCAATAAGCGGAAAAAGAACACTCATAAATTCCACCTCCTACAAAGAATAAGGCACCGCCATGAAGACGATGCCCTTTCATGCCGTTTAACGTTGACGGTCAACGAATATTATTTGATTACCAGTCGCAACGACCTCTGCCCGGCTCGACAAGGTGCATGTCAGGCATTACAGTAGCCGCATAAGACGGCGGGCGCTTAACCATGCTGCACTTAATTTCGCCGATTTCATGCATCATTTTACCAAACAAAGCAGTTGTAAAGCCTTCGTTTTCAAGCTTTGTGATTAATGCATTTTTTTCTGTCAGCTTATCACGTAAATCTTGGATAAGATTATTAGTAATAAGGTGACGTGTCTCTTCGCCCTCTTTGCGAACGATGTCACGAGTGCGGGAGAATTGACCTTGCATGTGAGCTTCTAGCTCCCAATTAGATTCATCTGGATAATGCGGGCGTGCGCTTTCATGCCCTTTGTGACCATCTTTAAAAATTAACCAAAAAACAACGAGTGCGCCAATAAGCCAACCACCGCCACCGCCAAAACCACCAAAGCCACCGTAGCCGTGTCCGCCTACTATGTCGTTTGTTTCATTGTATGAAGCCATTTTTTTACCTCCGTATACTAAATTTAATATATATTAATTAGTGGCCACTAAGTTAATATCAGATTTTCTTATACTTGGTACGGTCAAAATTATCACTGCCTTTATGCTCTTCTTTGCGCTCATCACAATTAGGAGCCGCAGGCGTACCCATGCTTGATGTCAAATTGCGGTAAGCGCTATCAAGAGCTGCTCTGCCCACTCCGGGGATTCTATCGGCATAATGTCCGAATTTGTTGTACATTTCATCAACAAAGTCACGACCAATGCCTAGTTGCTGCATAACCCCTCGCCCACCATCTTTAGAATTTTTGATATCGGGCAAATATTTACGCCCTTGCTCAAGTGCTGACTTGATTTCTGCTTCACTTTTCCCGGTAATACGAGCTATGTTTGAGGTCTTAGATTGCGCAAGACCCATTAAAAAATCTAACATCACTTTACCCCCTGCTCATTTTTTGGCTTAGCTAACTTTTTTTCTTCAACTGTTTCACTTTTCGCAACACTTGAAGGCTTTTTTATTTCAGCAATTTCAGCTTTTAAGCTGCTCACCGCGTCTAGTAATGCTTGATTGACTATGGCTTGCTGTTCTGACTGCTCTCGTGCAATTCGTAGCTGCTCTTCAGCAGCCTCCTTCGCCACTTGTTCGGGGCTTTTTTCGGGAACTATCGCACCCAGCTCTACGAGCTTGCTGTAATAATTCTCAATTACGTCTTGCATATCTCCGATTTGTGATAACAACTCTTTTTCTCGTTGTAAATCAACGCCTATTGCTTGCCCTTTTCGTCCGCTGTTGTAGGCATAGATTGTTCCGTCAAGGTCTGTTATTCCAACCCATGGTTGCGCATGATCGTGCTGATTTCTGTAATCCATAAAAATCTCCCCAATCTTATTTTGAAAGCCGCCCTAACCACGAGCTATGGGGAAGATAGCTCGTGGATAAGGCAAGGGCTTCTGTGTTTATTTTGAGGCATTTCCAGAAATAAAAAAAGGTGGCAAAGTCGCAATTAGCGATTTTACCACCTCACAAAACAAACACTTATTCAATTAGCCCTTCAAGCTCTCTTGTCCTTTTCCTCTTATACTCCTTCACAGTTGCGGGTGCGATGCCATGCTCCGACGCAATCTCCTTTTGAGTCTTTCCGCTACGATGAACTGCTATCAAAAAATCTGCATACTCATCAGTCTTGCCGCGCTCTATGCATCTTGCGCGTATCTCATCGGCAGTAGCAGTCTCACACCTAAACGGCGGCTTATCTTTAAATTGTTTTAATTCGCGCTGCGCCTCGCTGTAACTATATTGGATATCTCCCGCCGCCGCCCATGCCCAAGTCGCCGCTATAGCCAAGATAATTTGCATCATTGGTTGGTTCTGCATATAGGGGCTCGCCACGGATAATCCGGCACAAATAAGCCCGATGATAATGAAGATTCCATAGCTTGCTATTGCGCACTGTGCTTTACCGATATGCAAATGACTTTCGGTCTTTTTATCATAAGCCCATTTACATGCAAAAAACACAACCATAGCCATGATTGACGGTATAAATATCCTTAGAACAACCAAAATCAAAAGCAGAGGAGCAAGCAAAAGTATTTCCCCAGTCAATTGCTCAGCTTGCTTGAGCGTCATCTCAACAACCGCGAAAATGGCCTTAGTGCGGCTTTGCCGATTTTTTGTGCTAAGCTATCAAACGGGCCAATAAATAACCAACATCCAGAAGGCATAATAATCACTCCTTTCATCAAAAACAATCCAAAAAGAAAAAGTCTGTAATCTATTGTTAATAAAATTTGCCAAGAAGGGCTAAACTTGGCTAACATAGGATATCCACGCCCAAGCATCATAAGACCTTGATATATTGATATGGCCACCACATACAAAACGGAATACCCAATGCTTCGCTCTTTATCCTTATTTAGAATAAACGGTACGCCGATAAGTATAAAAAACTCTATACTCATTATGACTATCGGTGCCAACGGTAAAACAAGATAGGGAACTATCCGCAACGGAACAATAATAAATATTGCACTCTTCCAAGTTGCACGAGAAAGCGTTTTTATTTTAATCACGCCATCAAACATCCAAAATGCAGACATTAAAACATGACCTGCCCACAAAGGCATCGAAGTCTCAACGTACTCCTGTTTAAACCAAATCAGCCCCAGCATGCGTACAAACGCAAAGAAAACTATAGCTGATACATAGCAAATAACTAATAAAATTGCAGCTGTTTCTCGATGCGTTCTGGCTCTCATCGACTCAATCCTCTCGCGGCCTGTTAACTCCATGATCATCTCGAAGGTGATCGTCTATTCGCTTATGGAGGCGGGCTATTGAGTCTTTGTGTCCTGTAGCCGACTCTTTAACCGAACCTTTTAACTCGCCTATGTCTCGCTCCATTGTAACTAGGGTTTGTTCGAGCCTTCCCCAACGCTCACCATATTTTTTCGCATCAGAGTTCTTGCCTCCAAAAAAAGCGGCTACACCGATTGCGCAACATACAATCCCCAGCAATAAAGTTATCTCAATTGTCATTATATCACCCGCCATGCCCCGAAATTTTAACCATACAACCCCGCCCTATCATTTATAACCAAGAGCCTGAGCATATCTTGCGACAAATTCAAGTTGCCCTGTTCATCGCCCTTCAAAAGTCCTAACTCTACAAGCTGCTTTATTGTAGCCCGCGCCCATTCCGGCATATCTGTTATTGTATTAAACCTCATTTCAAGCACCTCCAAATTACATGAGTCGTATTCACCATATCTATCACATGAAACATGAACACCGCTCTCCCACTCCATTCGTGCATCCATAGGTACCACTCGCCCATTCTGTAAATCCCGCAGAGTCAGACCGTGGGTGTATTCAAAGTGCGGCCTGTCAACAAAATTAATCCAATTGCCACCCCATACACCGCCCATCTCTTGCCAAATGCGCCCTGCAGCCTCGAAGAACCGAGGATTATTCCACTCCTGCCCCCTGATGTTTTGGAAAATGTCAAAAGCCAGACGATAATTATGTATCGACTGGCCGCCTCTTGCGTTTGTCACGATATTACCGGGTCGAGTGCGCCCCTGCGCAAACAGCCAGTCCTGATGCACATTATCACGGTATGTACTTGATACCCCCACATGTGGAAAGCCAGCAACTGCCATGCGTCTCATAAGCTCACGCACACCACGCTCTAAGGCTGGGTGCAAGTCTGATAAAAGTCTACTATTGATTCCTACGCTCACAGTACGCCTCCTATCTTAAAACATAAAAATGATGATTGCCATAAGTAAATATTCTGTTCAAAGCCCTCTCGTGCCAACTACCTTCTGCCCCGGATACTGTTCTAAAGAAAGTGGCCCCTTGGGAGTAGTCTGCTCCATCTAGGGCCATCTGTACAGCGTCCTTGACATATTGGCAGGGCGTAGCTCTTGCAAGTCTACCATTCCATACCGGACTAAACTGCCTCGGCTGAAAAACTATTTCGTGAATTGTGTCTGGGAAGTTTGGACAGTCGAGCCTATTAAAAATGACATTTATGACTCGAATAATGCCATATTTCCCTTCCCCCTCAGCTTCTGCCCAACCTATGTCATATAATAGGTGGCGTTCTGCGTCTGTCACGTCTCGCCTGATTTTGGCAGTATAATCGTCACTTTGAGACTCGGCATGTACAGTATAGTAAAATCCACCTGATATGTATATCGTCAGAGCCACAAAAGCAGCTATGAATTTTCTCACCATTTTTTCACCTTATTTTTTAAAAAGTCTGCTAGATAGTTAGAGCCTCTTGACATAAGAACACCAGTCATAACAACCCCAATGTGCGGTATATGCGTCTGTAGTCCTAAAATCGGAATAATGTCAAGCCCAAAACTGAAAGCGGTTATAATGCCAATTATTAGCGATATCGGGCACTTTAGATGCGAAAGAAAGAGATATCTACCAAATATTAAGCCGATATACTCCACTAAAGTCTCGGTGAGGATCGCCCCAATTAAAATTTGCTTTAACATTTCCAATACAATTTGCTCCTTTCAAAAAATACCCCCTAGCAGTTAAGCTAGGGGGTATGGGTGGCCTAAGCCAAAGGATTAGTGTCAGCGGCTTCTCTTGCGGCAATAATAAGATTAGCAAGTACGGTAGGCCAGCTATTAGACACTTCATCACCTACAATAATATCCTTGAACATAGCACCGTTTACGATAATGTCTGAGTTTTGATCTGTGCTAATGTTAGGATATTTCTCAGGACAAACAAAAACCATTCTTGGCTTAAAGCCTAAAAGGGTTCTTGACGTTACTTGATCCCAAGGCCTGTTTTCTCTTATGATTCTGAACATGTTACCGCTGTCTAAATACGCCCATAACATATCACCTTCTGTAGTTCTCATGTCGTGCTCTTGTGATTGATTAATCATTTTATTACCCCCTGAATTTTTTTATCAAAAAAGCCGCTACCAGCGGCCTAATTGTTAGTTATATTGTGTTTATTGAGCCTAACTTAAAGATTAGGATCACCCTCGTTTACTTGATGCCTTGCAATCCGGTTAATTGTATTGCCTAGCCCAGATACGGATAGTGCCGTTGATGTAGCAAAATCGTCCCTGAAATTGCCAAGCTCAGCGTTTATATACCGCCCTTTGAGTGCATCGTATCTTATTTTTATACATTTTGCCTTTAAATCAATGCCTAACTCTGGATGAATTACCGTTATCGTATCGCCTAAGTAAACAGTTTCCAGAGCTGCAAACTGTTCGTACTCTATTGTGTCGCGCAGCATTACAAAATCGACCTTAACATTAACAGTCGGCAGGTCGTTCCCAGCAGCGAAAAACTCGTCTGCCCTTTTCTTAAGCTCTTCTTGTGCTTCATTAAGCAATCTATTTGTGCCTAGTTCGTCAAACCACCAAAAAGGACCTTGTTCGTCTCTAAGCTGGAACCATTGAGCATCAACTATAATGTCACTAAACGGCAGAGCCTTAACAAATGGCCTAAAATAATCGTTAATGCGCTGACTATTAACAAAGACTCCCGGTAGATAGATGTTTCTGCTCTCGTCTTCCCTGCGCCTATCCCTGTATATCCCATAAGGCTTGATACGAGTGATTATATCCCGTGAATAAAACTGGATATCAAGCCCGGATAAATTCTTTCGATATCTTACAGTAAAGCCCCTGTCACTGCCGATATTAGGCCGCAAGGTGATATTGAACTTGTCTCGCAATAACTCACCTTCTACAAGGGTAACAAGTCCGTCACTGCCTAGCAATGCTTCAACAGGGTTAACATTGATTGCCTCAATCTCAAACACACCATTTATACCGATACTGCTTGTTGTAAAGCTTAATTTCGGGATTGCTGTTGACACAAACTGGCTTATTGCCTCCCCGGCTGTTAGGTTGCCTGAAACGTCATCCATTAACGTTCTCCGCAAGTCATAGAAGATATGCTCCGCACTTATCCTAATTTGGTTGTTAATAGCGTCCTTCACATCATATATCCTGAAGAACTGTTCCCCTCGTGGTGTAGGGGCGCGTAATATATAGTCATTAGCTATATACTCTAGCTTGTTTTGGTTCGCCCCGTCCACTGATATAGTAACCGAGAGTTCGTACATTCCGTTAAGTTCTTCTATTACTATAGCTTCTCTAGCTATGATTACCCCATGCCCGTTATGACTGAAGTTAGTCTCTGTAGGCGAATATATGGTTATCATTTTAATCTCCATAAGGCCGGAGCTCTAGGCGGCTCCCAGCCCGGTTGTGTGGTATGCCCTATGATGCAGACATAGACTTCACCTTCATAGCTTCGTTCATCATCTGCCGCTACTGTCTCCCATTCAATCCACGGTAGAGTATCGCCGGGCTTAGTAGGTAACCTATGCACTGTCCATAGTGCAGGGGTTATATCTGGCATCCAGTCGGCTTGCGTTGCATGAGCCTGTCGGCATATATACTCTTTATCGTTAAACATTCTTATTGAACCTATGATTACAAATTCACCCGACCTCCAAGGCATTTCTGGTTTGCCGGGGTCTGGGTTAGGCTCAGCCTGTATACCCGCCGATTGCACGATTGCCGCCTGTGCAGCCGCTTCTTGTTCTATTGTTAGTTCAATCCCGAAATCTCTAGCCGATATTAAGTCTCTAGCTTGGTCAATGGGTATAGAGTTTCCAATTGCTATATTAGGAGGCAACGGCTCTAACCATTCGCCGTTTACATATCTCCAGTCTATATCTATATGTGATTGAGTTTCTGGGCATAGCTGAATCATGTTTGGAAAATCAACCTCTCCAGAGGCCTCAAGAGTACTAACAACTACGCCATCTTTTATTTGAGCATATCGATCCATGCGCGCACTCCCCCTTAGTTATATGTAATGGCTTGCCAAGAAAACGATTGACTTGCACCGCCTGAGATAGCTACTTGTGCAACAAATGACGAAGCTGCGACACTTACCAACTGGACACCGCTTGCTGCAACACCCTGTCCGGGTGGCTGACTTCGAGTTGCTTGCAGAATAATCCAAGTCCTAGCCGCGCCTATATTAGCTATTGGCACCGTGATATTTGCAGTAACATCGCTGCCTAATCCCGTTAAGCCTGCAACTGTTCCGCGCTGTATGGTTACATTGAGTCTAGCACCTACACCTGTGCGGAGTAGGTTCAATAGTGTAACAAGTTGTGCATTTGCTCCGCCGGCTTCCGTTGTGTCACCTATTCGCCTCAAAACCTCGCGTACATCTGACACAACCTCTGCGGCTGAATTCTCTTGGATAAACCAAATCAACGAATTGATTGCGCCTGCAAAACTGACAGGAGGAGGCCCCGGTACTTGGTGTTGGTCGTCAAGGCTTCCGAACATCTCACGTAATTGTCGTATAGTCTCTCGCAAATCCCAGACATCTTGAAAAAGAAGCACTACCGCTCCAAATTCATTAGATGATTCAATGGCAGCTTCGTCCCTGACTGTTACTTGTGCGCGTATCTCGAATATCCTAGAGGTCAAAACCCTAGTTTCGCCCTCAGAGTGGACAGAGATATCGGCGGTAATGATTTCATCCCTCCCGCCCTGACCTAGCGGCGCACGTCCAGCTAGCAACTGATCGGTTAGCGTAACCCTTATCACGCCGTTTGACGCGTTTACTATCTCGCATTCGTTAAACACGCTTGTTGAATCCCATTTAAGCGCGTTTATACGAACAGCAGTGCCGTTTAACTGTACTGGTGTACCGTTGCCATTAATAAGTGTAATCTCTAAAATACGGCTATTTACATCAAATTGCTTGCTACTTATAATATTCGGCATATCGTGGTCGACGTTTAATGTAAACCTTGAAACTGATTCTGCCATTAGCACCACCTCCAATTAGGAATTACTTCCACACGCTGAACATTTCCAGTCCAGCCAATGGTATTCATTTCACCGAACCCTCGCAAAATTGGGAAAGCGCCTGTCATGCGATTATTTAAGTTTGTGTTACCGCTATAAGCGTCCATAATTTCAGAGTTCAAAGTTATGCTATTTGGAACCCCGATAAGCTGTACGGAATTGCCGTTTACATTAAATGTTACGTTGCCAGTTGCGAATACGGTTATAATGGGCTCGGCTGTATGGCTTCCGTTGCCGAAAAAACTAAACGGCTCTGTAATGCTCAAAAAATCGCTCTCAGGGTTGTTTGAGTACTTAAAAGGCTGTACTTCAAATTGTGCCAAGAACGAGCGGAAACCGTTCCTAAATGTCCATTCTAGCGATAGAGGCGAACGGACTAAGGCACGGTATCTAAAATCCCTTTCTGTGCTAAAAACAACTTCCCCGCCGCCCCTAAGCCAAGCTGATAATTCAGATAAGTATTTATGGGTAAATAACGTGCATTCGGCTGACTTTATCCGGCTTGGATAACTTGGTGTAGACTCATGCAATGAACCGTCCTTTCCCGGTACGCTGAAAGACTCGCGCTGTTCATAAGCAAAGTCAATAGGCGGCGGTGAGGATACAATTGCATCAAAGTCGTGCAGTGATCGTCCGTTAAACCAAAAGTTATGTGCAGTTTTCAAGCCGGGGAACGCCTCTAAGTAGGCTCTGCGGGAATATATCTTCTCAAAGTGCGCTTGGTTCATCTATTTGCCCAGCCCCCTTAGCCTTTGATTGGCGTAAAATGCTACCTGTTCTGAAAACGTTTGTGCTTCGCTTGCATCGTTACCGTTAAAATTCTCAATGGTTACATGCAGATTACTGGAATAGGAGGACGCACCACTCGCAGCAAGGCTTGGAACTAAGCTACTTGCACTAAAGCCTTGTGATGACGGTGTAAGGCTGCTCAACATTCCGCTTGCCTGCGATATTGCGTTGCTTACAACCTCGCTTAAGGAATCTGCTAAAGCACCCCTCTCTCCCAGCATACCATCAATCATTTTTTGTATGATGTTCTTGCCTAGCTCCGGCGATTCAGTGTTTACCAGCTCGTTAAGCTCGTCATAAAGCTCTTGTATCTCTGCGTCAACCTCTTCGCGCATGCTTTGAAGCTCTCTAACAGCCATTTCAGCGGCAAGTGCTTGACCATCAGCCCAAATGCCAGCTATTTCCTGTAGTTCGCGTTCCGTCATTCCTGCCATAATGGATATTTGCTCTTGCGTTTTACTTGCAAGCATCGTATCATCAATACCGCGAGCGGCTAACGATACTATGTTCTCGGAAAGGTTGCGCGCCTCTTCAAATTGCTGCCTTGCGTTTTCAATAAACAGTTGGGCTTGTGACTTAGAAGCGGCTATCTCAGCCTCTCTAAGTGCTTCACGCGCCGCCGATTGCTCTTGCAGTAAACGCGTTTCTTCGCGTGCTAGACGCTCATAATCCTCGCTTGTGCTTTCTCTAACAGTTTGCAAGCGTGTCTCGATATCTATTAAGCGCTGACGAGCTGATACAGCTGTAGCTGCCCTTTGCTCCTCGGTTGTATTTAGGTCTTGGAATAGCCTAAAGCTGTTGAAAAAAGACTGCGTTGTGCGTTCTAGTTGCTGCTGATATCTGTATTCGGCGGCAGCTTTCCTGTCCCAAATGCGCTCCTCTTCTTGCATAAGGCGGTTCCGTGCGTTAAAGAGGTTTCTGTCTGCCTCTTCGCGCTCTCTAGTACCTTCTAAATATCGCGCCTGAACCCTTTCCCATGCTTCAACCTCTTCTTGCAAGGATAATTCACCGAAAAACTTGCGGGTTTCTATCCATTTACGAGAATGCTCAAAGCCCTCTCGCTCTAGCCTGTTACGGAGCGTAAAGAGGTTCCTATCGGCTTCCATGCGCTCTTCTGTGCCTTCTAAGTGCCGGGCTTGAACGCGCTCCCAAGCGTCAATTTCATCTTGTGTGGACAGTTTATTAAAGAATCTCTTTTTCTCAATCCATCGTTTAGAGTGTTCAAACTCTTTCCGCTCGATTTCGGCACGCTTTTCAGCCTCTGTTTGTGCGTTATCAGTTCTAGCGCTGCCGCTACCGCCTGCCGCACGGGTTATATTACTCAATGCCCTTGGCACTGTATCGGCGAGGGCTTCAACCTCTTTCGTGTATGTATCAATCCATGAGGTAGCCTTGGCCATGATTTGGGAGGCCATATCTGCGGCAGCCCTTACTGCAACTGCTGTTTCTGCCCTAATGCCTCTTGCTACAGCTCTGGGCAGTTCTGCCCCAGCAGACTCACCTTGTATTCCAAAAAAGCTTTTAATACTATCAACAGCTCGCCCGGCTAATTCTTTACCGCTCTCAATAATCTTCGGTATGGCGTTCAATATGCCGTCTCGCGCACTTAAAGCCAAGTCATACCCGGCTTTCTCCATTGCACCCGCAAAGCTCATAAAGCCACGTATAAGGGCTTCAAATATTTGCGGTATAGCCTTAACTAACGCGATTATAATTGCTGGTAAGTTCTCTATCAGTGCGACAAACAGCTCGACACCAGCATCTATAAGCATGTCTATATTATCAATTAAAGCATCTACTATCGCCGTGATAAGATCAGGTATAATCTTAAGTAGCTCCGGCAGGGCTTGCATCATCCCAACTTGCAAGCCTATCATGAGCTGTAAAGCTGCATCCATAATCAGCCCGATATTATCTATTAAGGCATGAATTATCGCGTTTATGGCATCAATCGCCACGGGCACAAGCTTTGGCAATGCCTGCACGATGCCCTCAACGATCGCGACTACAATCTGTACCCCTGCCTCTATAACCATAGGCAGTATATCTGTAATGGCCTGAACAACGCCCGGCAGTGCGGACATTAACGCTTCAACTAGCCTTGGCGCGGCTGAGACAATGCCCTCGACTAGCTTTGTGATTATTAGTGCACCTTTTTCTACAAGTCTGGGTATCTTTTCGGCTATAGAGTCGACTATATTGTCAAGTGCCTCTCCTAGCCGCTCCTCTGCGCCCTCAACACCTAGCATGAGGTCAGTAAAGGCTTCTAGCCCATCAGCAAGTGCGGGTACGAGGTCTGCGCCGATGTTCATTTTGAAGCCTCTAAGCATTGACCTTACATCAGTAAGCGCGTCACTAAACCGCGCCCCAGCGTCTACTGCTTCATCGCCAAGCACAATGCCTAAGTCGTGGGCGCGCTGTCTTAGCCCATCCACTTCCTCAGACGTGCTGTTAAGTAACGGCATTAAATCAAGCCCGGCTCTTCTTCCAAAAATATCTAACGCTAACGCTGATTTTTCTGCGCTCGGCTCCAACTCCTGAAAGCTTCTAACTATTTGGTCAAAAGCTTCCTCAGGCGATTGTTGAGCGATTTGCTCAAAGTCTAAGCCCAACTCCTTAATTGCCTTGCCTACCTTGCCGCCGCCCTCTTCCACGTTCGCCATTGCAGTTTGAATATTTCTCATGCCGTAGGTCATGTTGTATAGCGATGCATTGTTTTGTTCAAGAATATATTGCCATTCTTGCATACCTTGGCGGGATAGTCCCATACTTTGGGATACTTTGTCCACTTCATTTCCAGCGTTAGCAGAGGACACGGCTAGGCCTGCAATAGCCCCTGATACCGCTTTAGCCCCTGCCGTTATACCGGCCACGGCCTTGCCGACCCCGGCGGCAACCTTGCCGAATGAAGCCCCGAACCCCTCGGCTTTTCCTTTAGCTTCGCCAATTCCTCTATTAAATTCATCGGCATTAAGCCCAATCGTAGCGAAAAGTTCGAACAACTGCATGGTTCGGCCTCCATTCGTTAGTTGTTATTAATAAGTGCCATTAAGATATCGTCGCCGCTCATTTCCTCGCGTTGGGCTGTTTGCGCCCTAACATCACAATAAAGCGGTTGGTACATCGGCAGGCTTGCTGGGTCTTTCCGGGTTGGCTGAGCTATCATATACAACATCGTAGAGTTGTAATTATCCCTGTTTTCTTGCTCCTGTTCGCGCTTATACTGCGCGATAAAGTATATGACCAACGCTTTAGCAGGGAGCCGTCCAGCACTTGCTAGGTATCGGACGGCTCGTTCTGCACGAATGACCCTAATTGCGGAAAAAAATCAAGCAAAGCCTCATCATTAAGGCTATCTTTAATTTGTGCCATGATTTCTTTAATGCTTTTTTTGCCCAGCTCTTCCTCTGTACACTGGAAAAAAGCCGCTAATATGCGACTGAATGCTTGCTTGTGATCGCCTGTTAGGAGCTGCGCAACGCCAAGCATTACCTTCGCTGTCCTTCTGCCGTAATCTATCCTTGGCTCATTCTTAACAGGCTTTATATTTGCTGAAATACTCAAAATTTTATCATCATCGAGTATGGGTTCAATCTCCACTGCAATTGCTGCAAGGATGTTAACCATATGGTCGTATGACATGTCCGTTAATTTCAAAACGCTTCCCCCTTTGTCTTGGCTTAACCCTTAACTTGCATAGACTCTATCGGTCTGCCATCCCTATAGACATACCATATCTCGCAAGGCGCATAGTCGATATCGTCAAAATCTTCTATGTGACCTACACTTTGGAACGGGAGCCCGCCCGCGCCCGTAGACGGTGCGGCAATCGCGCCTGTTGTCTGGCCTAACGCATTAAAAAGGGATACCATTATGTACCCGAATGAAGTAGTCGCTATCCAAGTGTGATTTTTGTTGTAATCTTCCGGCGTTATTGCCGCATTGATTCTTTGGGCTATGATATCACGTCCGCTCTCAGCAAACTCGGAAGTAGGGAACGCTGCCGCAAGCACTTTAGGGCTAAATTCTTTCAAGTTTGTAGACATTTGACACATCCAATCAGTGATAAAGCTGTCACCCTTGAAACGTCCTGTTGCGCCGTCTATGTTGTGCCTATCATAAGTTGGCGTTATCTCAACATTTATACCGCCCTCGGTTCCGCCAAAACTTTGACCATTTCTTATAGCGTCCAACATAGCATTATGAAAAACCTCGAACGTGTCTATTTCGTGATAGTCAAAGTCTTTGATTATAACACCTGGACCCAGTTGCAAACTTCTAAACGTCTCACTAGTAACACCTGCTAATACTCTACCTGACATTGTTTGCACCTCCGTGCTCTCTTTCTTGCTTGTCAGCTTTCAAGCCGTCAAGTTCTTCTTTAAGGTTAACCTCTTCCTTAGGTAGTTCATGAATCTTTTTTGCCTTCGCCTTGCTCCAGACAGGGCTTAATTTGTTTATTTTCTTCTTTGCTTTCTTTAACATTCTCTTCACCTCAATATAGATATCCTTCTACGGCATAGCGAATAATGCCCCTAGATATAAACTGGTCTGGGTCGTCTAAATAATCAATAAAAGGAGTTGAGCGGCGCAACACAAGCATTCCCCTGTTACCCACATCAAGCATAAGGCCGGATTCTGGCACCCGCTCGGTAGCCTGATCTAGCACATCATCCACAAGCCCCATAAATCCGGGGTTATTTGCGTTCCTGTCGTAGATGTTAGCGGTCAATATAACAAAGTCCGACATTGCCGGCAGTGCTATCTCGTAAGTGATATAGGGGTATACTGGTTCTGGCAGCGGTCGCCCTTGTGCATCCCTAAAAAACACATAACCGTTCTGAAATGCCGGGATGGGGGTTGGGGCGGGGAGTAGCGCACTCCGATTGTAGAAGCCTCCCCAAAATCCAGCAAGAACCTCTCTGACGTTTCTCATATCGCATCAACTACCTTGCAAGCATCAAGCATTTTAGGTAACATAACCGCCAACCAATCAACTAGGAGCTCATCATTATACTTGTGCGAAATGCCGGCCTCATAGATAAACGCATGGATAATCTCATGTCGCTTAACAAGATTAAGATAGTCCTGTTGGTTTTTGGGTTTCCTAAGCTCAGGTTCATGCGTTTCATAGGTATCTTTTACTATCCTTATTTTTTTATCTTGGTAAGAGCATTCGCCATCTAGTGTGTTCGGCATATCAAGCTCTGCCCTTGTCTCGTACCTATAATTGTACTCCGTGCCTAAAATGTTTATTTTCATGCCCTTACCACCTTTTCCGCGCTTGCCTGCGCCATTGGCTCCTCTGCAACATCAGGCGACTCGGCAAAGTCACTCGTTATGCGATACATAGCCCCGTCTCGCTCCCGGCGAACTACATCAGTATTCTCCAGTCCGCAATTCGGTCTTGAAACGATAGTATAAACGCTTTTTATGCCCTGCGCCTCGGCAATTCGCGCCTCCATAGATTGGTTCAAAATAAATCCAACATTTATCTTGGCACCATCGCCCCAGCCCCAAATAATGCCGCCAAATCCATCTGGTTTACTTATCCAGTCCTGAACGAACACAGGCTCAAAATAATCTTCTAAGGCCATACGCTACCCCCTTATTCGTAAAACCGGTCTGTTGGTAACTGCACTGGCTAAGGCTTTAATCCCTACGTTTGTTTTACTTGTCGTGCCTTGAAATAAAATATTATTTGCATCAAGCGGAGTTGATTTTTGTGCAGCCAACGCTAAGCGTATCCAGTGGGATGTAGCGGTAGCAACATTCCCAGCATTGTTCATGCCAGTAGCGCTAACACCATTAACCGAATTAGTTGCTGCATGTGAAACTGTGCGAGTCCAATAAGCTCTTGGATTATTAAAGCCATCACGAGCAACTCGACTCGCATCAGTTGGGAAGAGTCCAAAATTAACACCTAATGGAACTGCGTCCCACGCAGAAGTTACTCCAAGTTCAGTCTGAGAAGGTAAAAACGCACTACATAATAGACCATTTGCACCGACCCCTACTTCGTGACCAACGTTCCCGATACGATAAGGGATTCGACCTTGGATCAAATAGCCATTTCTGAACCATTCCGGCAACATTGAAAGAAAGCCAGACGAAGCGTCATTGAACCATAGGTGCCTTTCGCTATTAGCATAGTCAGCGCCAGCAGTTGCATCGCCCCAGCGCATAGGCTCAAATACGCCTAATTGCAATAAAAAAACAGCATCATCATATCCGTCATAATCGGATGAAGGATTTCCATCGTTATGCCAAACTAAAAATGTCCTAAATTGTCCATGCATATAGATATGAACTATATCACCGGGGGACTTGTCGCCTAGCGTACCTGCAACAAGGCCTCCTTGACTCATGTTTTCTTTTAAATAATCAATTTCGGCTCGCATAAAGTCAATCGCGCTTATAAATGAGTCATTAAGCTGGATTGATATTTTCCGGTTTACCCTATCAACGATTATAGATGCATGTTCACCAACTAGCCCTGTAAGTTCTAAACCTCCTAACGCCTCTTCGAGTCCGATAACGCTTTTGATATCGTTAACGGGGTAAATAACCTTGTTTCTTTGCTGTGTTAAAACGCGTACTTCCTCGGTACCAGCCATCATGCACCTCCTTATTCTGCGCTATCTACGATTTGCAAAAACAAGTCTTGGTCACGCAAATCAGCTGGGACATCTTCGCCCAATATGACACGTGACAGCCCAGCAATGACCGACGGGTCGCCAAGGTTCTGTACCGCACCTTCTAGCGTTGCTATGCGCCCATTATGGTTTTGTGTTAGTGTTTCCACCGACGGCAGCCGGTTCATTAAATCATTTACTGCCGGCCCTATTGCATTTAATGCCCATTCTAAAGCATCAAAGTCCGCTTTGGTTGCCTTGTTTTCAAGGTCAGTAACTATTTGCGCAACTATATCTCCTTTATCCTCCAAAGCCTTGCGTAGCTCTCCCAGCGTTTCTAAGATGCCCGGGTTGACATTTAGTATATTGTCTATTCTTGAGTCAACATACTCCGTAATATTGGCTTGTGTAAGGGCTGTCGCTAAAAACACAGACAATGGTCGCCCATTATCCATAATAACGTTGTGGACATCTGTACGCGCCATTAAATCAGTTAAAAGTCCATCTATGCGTTTCCTGAGAACAATGCTTTTTGCTGTCGTCATATTAAATCATTCCTTTGTTATAAAATCTCTATAATCAGGCCAGTGTCTATGTCCTCAAGTCGCTCCTCTAACGCCGTTACGTCTCGTCGCAAGCCCTGTATATCAACAAATAGGCCGGATAGGTCAACGCCCCCTCCGTCCCCCCAAAGCCCTAATAGCGCCCTCAACTGCTCTTCAAGGTCGGCAAGAGTGAGTTGCACACCCTGTATGTCTGACTTGTTTGTTGAGACGCCTGATTTTAAGTTGCCGATATCCTGTTTCATGGCTTCTATCTGCGCTTTTATGCCTCTTAAGTTCGGGTTCTCTGAGCCCGAACCACCGCCCCCTGTGTTATTGTTAATCACAAGGGGAGAGTTGAGGTTTATCTTTGAAAACATCTTCCTGTATGGGTTAAGACGATTCCTGAAAGCCTCTTTCCAGTCAATTGCCGCCCCGTTTGAACCAGTTGCGCGTGTATAGCTGTAAGCACCGAACTTTTCACTTGCCTTGCCTGTTGGCTTGTTTTTCTCGTTAAATGTTCTGATTTCATTAGCCAAGGCTATAAATCCCTGGTCAACTCTAAGGCCTAAAGCTTGGCCTGTAAATGCCTCGTTGCCCTGGGTGGGTATTTGTTCATCGGAGCCGTTAGAGAGCGAGTACAGGCTGCTTTCGGCGCCCCTTATGAGATACATACCATCATTAAGGATAGACCCACCCAAATAAATCCATTGCCCAATGATATACTTACCTTTCAAGGCGATCTTTCCGTCCTCGACCTCAAAATCGCCTTGCTCAGAGCTTATAATAGCATCATCTATGTTTCTGCAGTGCTTAAACATATCTAGGAGCTGTTGATTTAACTTAATCGCTCACACCTCCAAATAAAAACAAGGCCTTTAAGCTAAGCCTCATAATGCTCTTTTATTTTGTTTAGGATTCCGGTTGGGCTAGTTGCTTGGCCTATGTCAATGCTGTTTTTCTTGGCATATTCAATGAGTTCCTCTACTGGTTTTGTGCTTAACTCAACGAACAATTCCGCAAGTTGATTTTCGCGGTATCCATCGTCATTGGCTTCTTCAAAATCATCCGGCAAATTGCAGAAAGAATTAGTCTTTGTGTTAAATCCTACTATTTGCCCATTTATTTCTCTTTTTTCAATAGCCATGTTCCCCTACCCCCTCGTAACAATTTTTGCTATAGGAATGGCTTTTGTGTCGATTGTTTCGGTTCTGCTGCTATTCTGCACAACTTCCCAGTTTATGCCCATTTCAAGCTCAGAGAGAGCCGGGGACTTCGAGGCCATAGCCGCCATGGTGAAGCTAATGCCAAATGGAGAAAACAGTTTCCGTTGACGGGTCAGTAATTGGTCAAGGCCGCCCTTTTCTTTCGGATCGCGCCATACTTCATTTGACACTTTAACGCCTGCATCAGCGTAGTTTATCGCACCGTTACCAAGTAAGTATGATGTGTAATTGCCGCCACTAGCAGGCACGGAATCATCAATCAGCACTGTGCGACCGTTAAGAGTGCCCAAGTTTAAATCTCTTTGTATGCCGTTTGCATCCGTGTACTTTAATCGCTCCATCAAATTCCCGTTTTCAAGGTTTGTCGCTACATACGAGTGCATAATTATTAACGTGAATATGTTTTTGTTATCACCACTGGCTTTTTGCGCTGCCGTATTAAGTGTAGTTTCATCAAAGTGACCTTCGTGACTTGTAACGTGAGTATCAATAAAGGGTTGACTTATTGAGTTCGACATGTTGAAAACACCTGTTAACATAGATATAATGGTCTTTTGGTCGAAATCGTCCCAATAATCGTTAACCTGTGATGCAATATCTCGCATAAAGTCATTGCCTGTTATAGACTGGGTAAAGTCCTTCTCTTCCCACCCTTTCATGAAACCGGCTACAATCATGCCTTGCATGTATGTATCGAGTCCAGATACAGGCATATCTTCTACGCCATCATATTTTGCGGGGTCGCCGCCAATGCGCCCGGTAATCGGTAGCACTGCATAATTACCGCCTGATTGTTCTGGGAACATAGCCGCATATTCAGGGCGTGGCCTGAGTGCGCCGCTCCTGAGTAGCTCGTTTAACTTAGTTCGTGGCACTGTTTCCATATATCGCCCAAATACTTGGGGATTCCATATTTTTTGGTCAAAAATTCCTATTGTAGACATGTATTAATTCCTCCTGTTATTCTTTTTTCGGTTTATTCATAGCGTCAATTTGCGCTAGTATTTCAGGCATCTTGGCGGGGTTGTTGTTAGCCTCTATCATTAATTCCCTCACCGTCTTGCCTACCGATCCGCTGCCTTTTGGTGGCGTGGGCGGGTTTGTTCCGTCAGTGCGTACTTCCATGAAGAAATCGGCCCATTCGCTTTTAAAGTGCTCTATCACTTTATCGGCATTGCTTAACGCGCCGTCTTTTTGCTCGACAATGGCGCGGTCGTAAAGCTTTAAGGCCTTTGGTATAACCGCCTCATTCATTCCGGTAGATTTAAGGGCATCAGCAACAAGGCCGTCAATAACAGCACCTTCTTTTTCCGCTGCGTAATTGCCTTTTGTCGTTTTGTGGGCTTCGATTTCATCATCTAACAACTGTTGAAGGTCTTTAACCTTCTGCCCTAAGTCGTCAGCACCCTCTGGTTCTACTAGGTCATTTTGTGCTGTTTCAAGTTCGCCCTTAAGCTTCTTGATCTCTGTCCCAAGCTTTTCAGCAACCCCCTTTTCACGCTCAATGCCCTCGCCGTGCGCGTCCATGATTTTATCAATGATGTCCGTGTCTATGCCTAGCCCTTGCAAAAACTTCCTTGTCATTTCATTTCCTCCATATCACTACGATTTTTTACGCGGTTTCGCCGCTGTGATTGCAGTTTTACGCCTTGCTGGGCATATAAAAACCGCCATAGGCGGTTAGAATCCTTGCTTTAAATGCATTGTCGCTGTTTCTTCCAGCATTCCTTTGTTATTGAAAATACCATCATGAATAAAAGGTCTTTTCTCCATTTTTGATGTACCTTCGTGTACCCATGCAACATACGGAGCAGATAGAGCGCCTTTCGAAACGCCCCATGACGTTGCTTTCACCTTTTCATCAACCCTATATTGTTGGTCACGGTGCAGCGTTCCAGTGTCGTAAACAGGGCTGCCGTAGCCATTGTCCATTGTGTTATGTATGAATTCAAGCCCCTGTATGCCCATTGCAGTTAGGGCTCGTTTAATGTTTCCGTCCATCTGCGCTTTAACTTGCGCCGAATTGTCTTTAAATTCAACTGACATATCAAGCACCCCTCCTTACCCTCTGCAATTCTTGTTTCTTCTTAGCTCTCCACTCGTTAAAGCCGTAATTTTGAGCCATTTCTTCACGGTAACGCCTAACGCTCTCAGGTACATTTTTAAGCCTTTCCATAACGTAACAGTGGCAGAAAATCACTTCTTCCGCTGGGGCGCTTGGATCGCCCGGATACATTAGCTCATTACCTTCGGAGGTCACAAACGGCTTATCCCATTCAACAACCTCGCCGTCTAAATCTTTATGAGTGTCGCGGGTGTTAACCATTTTGGCGCGCCACTCTTTTTCAAGCTCCAGCCCCATATCAGCGGCCTCTGCCATGCTGTGGTATCGTGCTTGGCTCTGAATCCGTACTATTTCGGTCTGCGCTGTACGCCTCGCTTGATATAAGGTTTGATATCGGCACACTTTAGCTATTCTCTGTTCCAATTGCCTCCGGCTTTCGCCCAACATCATTGACTGCCTAAATGCGTTTTTAAGCTTGTTTACGGTAGCCTGTGACTGCCCCATTCGTCTATAGGATATCCGTGTAAAAGGCGACTGTTGGCGCTTCATTAGCACCTGCATTTGTCGATTATCAAGCATGGGCCAATCAAGAAAAACACCTGCTTGACGGTCTAGCGAATACCGCCCCCAATCAAGGTTAAGTGAAAAAGCCCGGGCTAATTCATCTTGAATCATCTGAGAGGCCGCTTGACCACCTCTCGCTATTTCAGCGGCAATATTGTTTGCTATGTCTGTCTGCCGCATTACACGCCTAACATAAGCTCTTTTCTTCGTCTGTAGTTGTTCTGGGCTAAGGCCGGGGAACTGTGCTTCATCAAATGCTAAAAGCCTGTCAATGGCCTCTTTTTGACGTTCTAGGGCGGTGTTTAGGGCTGTGCGATAGTTCTGTTGCAATCGCCTATCAAGTGCCTGCTGTTGCCTATCGGTCATCCTAGCAGCCAAGTCACGTGCGCCCATTATTCATTACCCTCTGGATCGTCTGGCGGGTCATCGTCAATTACTGCATCTAAAGCGGCCTGTTCAATTGCAAGCTGTTTAATATTTTCCTCTATCTTGTCCTCTGGCATGTATGGATAAAGTGCTAAAGCGGTTTCGAGTGACAAATCCTCTCGCATCGTTGATATAGCGTTCGTAATCTCGGTATCGTTTGTTGTTGTTCTGCGCTTAAACTTCGGTTTTTCATCTATCCCAAGTAGGCGCAGTATGTTTCTTATAAAACCAGATACTTGCAACTCGAATATATCCACTTTAAAATCAAGAGGCTCTCTTGCTAAGTTAATTTCGGTTGCTGTAGCCGCCCTGCCTGATATTTGACTTGGAATCATGAAGTCTATAACAATTCTATTTTCAAGAAAGGCCAAGGCCTCTTTTTTGCTTATGTACGGACTTTCGACAACCTCGTGCCTAGAACTTGCACCACCGTCGCCATCATCCTCAAAGATAACCTTCTTTTCGTTAATCTCAGCCACAAGCTGCTCTAAATCATCCCCGCCATAGTTTTTGACTATAGAATACAGGCCATCTACAAGTGTGATGCTGTCTATCAAGTCAGAGGCCACGAAATCATACGCATCTATCCAGCCCTTAAGCCCGATTATCTCCGACTGCTTAAGCTCGTTCGCATAAAGTGGGAATATAGGCAAAATATCATAGTTAGCAACACCTAGAATGATTTCCTTATCTCCCGTTGCTGCGCTACGTCCTACTGTTGTCTGGTACGGAGTTTTGTCCTTGTATACTTCTGGCTCCCCATTGTCTTTCACAGCATATTCTGTCACTCCGTCACGCTCATACACAGTAAAATAAAGCGGCTTTGAAGGGTCAATCTGGTAAAATCTAACCCCTACCATTGGGCTGCCTGTACGTTCGTCTAATAGAGCGAAAAACTCCGTTGCCCTGAAAGATATCAGACCTTTTTCATGATCCCAAAACCCCCAGCCAACGCCATCTACTAGGGCATCATTGCCAATAAGTAGCAAGGTCTCGTCAAAGCTATCACCACCTAGCTTTTCTTTTGCAGATTCCTCAAGTGATACTCCATTACCTAGCAAATATCCGTTTTGATGCATTATCAATCGCCGAAAGAAGCCGCTACATAGCTTATGGTAATGCACATCAACGGTATATTTCCGGGAACGCTCAAGATATGACATGCGCTTTGATATTTCTGGGTTTTTTCGTGCATAATACTTCTGGGCGGTCTGGGCGGTGAGATAATCTTCAGAGGCCATGTACTCCCGTATTGCTTGCAATATAAAAGACGGCCTGTCATTAGCCGCCTCGAAGTCTTGTGCCGTTATCAAAGTTTTCTCACCGCCTTAATGTATAATGAACCCTTTGCGCTTGGGAACTGTTATTTTAAGAGTTTTAACTAAATAGCGTATTGCATCCATGCAATGGTCTGAATCTTTAATCGGTTTATCTTCGGTTGACTTAGAATTCCATGAATACAGGCCGAATTCCGTTATTGTGTTCTTGCAGCAATCGTTAATCTTTATAATGTCTTGCTGTAAGGCAGTTCCGCATTCGCGTATACCATCTACAACCGCGTTGTCGGCCTCTCGGACACGGAATTTTCCCTTGCGCTTTATGAGAGTAATAAAACTCGCTGCACTTGGGTCTATAATCACACGTGATACTGGTCTATTGTCAACCAATTTTACAAGTTCGTCATAATGCTCCTCGTCCGTCCTGGGTTCGCCCTTGCGCCCATCATGATAATACTCGTCTATAAGGTAATATACGCCATTGGAAAGGCCCCATAACAAAAGCGCACAAGGATTCATCGTGCCATAGTCGCCGCTTATCCAATATTTTTCGTAAGTTCTAGGCACAGTTGGCACAACGTGGAAATCCTTGTTAAACATAGGATAGACAAGCCCTTCTAGAGCCATTCTCTTGCCTAAAATCTCACGCTTAAACCATGCGCTAGATTTATCATATTTCGCAGTCTCCCGGTCAACGTGCTCTTGGGTCAAGCTCATGTTGTCGAATATGGTAAAATGTCCGTAATTATAACCGTATTCCGGGTCAACTTCCTGTTGTAATTCGTGGAAGTCTAAAAAATCCTTATAATAAAAATGTCCCTCTGCTTTGGGGTTTAGGTCGTGGAATATTTTGCGGGCCTTGCTCGCTAAGGTTCTGTCAAAACACTCCCTCAGGCCGTTAGGGTGGCACTCGTTAGCCTCTGTTATGTAAACCATGCCAACCGACATGCCTTTTATCTTGCGCTCTTCCCGGTCTTTCCCTAGCCCTGCGATTAATACAACTTTTTCGCCGTTTGATTGCGTCTTAACGAACAATGCTTCTCGGTTCTTATATTCGCCCTCCCGGCAGCGTCCCTCAAAGAAATTCGCAAGCCCAAAGCCGTCACAGTCAATTATGTTTATCTTAGCTGCCGATATATTTACCCCTGCGATAAGGTGCAGGCGGTCTGGGTGTAGCTCTAAGTTCAATGCAAAGGCTAGGGTATTCAAGACGTTCTTGCCGCCCCTTTTACCCCCTTCGGCAACATTAAACCATGAGTCAAATGTCCTTTGCAGATATGCGTATTGATTTTTAGACAGCGAAGCCGGAACATTCACGCTCATTAATTATCACCGTCCATCTTATGACCATCTACCGGATTCCGAATTGCATTAATTAGCCTAGTCATGTCTACACCGATATCACTGTCTAGCACCGGCTCTGGTGGTCTATCATCCCACTTGAAGTTGCACCGGAGGGAAAATTCTGCTCCCCTTGCACCGTCTCTGGTATATAGCATGCCCTCTGTCCACTCTTCACAGCGTGACTTTGCGCGTGTTATCGTGTACATAAACTCTTTTTTACCCTGATAATTCAACAACGCTGAACGAGTAGCAAGCCCTAAGTGTAAGGCAAGGCCTGTTACAGTAGGTCTTTTAGTGTTAACCTTTACCGGATGACCATTTTTGTTTAAAATATGTCTTCCATCATCGTCTTTTAGGTATTCGCCCTCACATTGAATAAAATAATCATCAACAACTACTTGCATTTCCTCAGCTGTTTTGTAGGCTGGCGGTCTACCGCCTTTATTCTTTGCTATAACCGCCACCCCCCCTTTTTTTTGGCAACAAAAAAGAGCCTTTCGGCTCTAGGATATAAAAAAACAGCCCTCTTTGCAGGGGCTGTTTGATATTCTTACAAGTATATCATAAATCATTATCCCTTGAATTGCAAGGGGACATTTGGGACATTTCCTCCAAATACCTTTCGAGCCTCTTTCTAGGTGCGCTGTGGTGCATGTAATTCCCTCGCCCAACCTCATCCGCAACCTCTTTCCAGCTCAAGCCGTCAAGGTGGCGTAGCCTGATTATGTATCTGATCTCTGCATCTTCAATGCCGCTTATAAATTCCTCAATTTTTATTTTTTCCTGTTGTGCTTTGGCAAGGTTCTTATGGATTGACTTTTCTGTCTTGACTTTTAAGTCTACCAGACTAACCAGCCTATCAGTTGTATCGTACCCGCCTTTTGCTCTTGGCGTGTGTGACAGCCTGCCGCCAGTACGCTCTGCTAGGTCTAAAATATCAAAGTCCGTTTTACGTAAGTCTTCCTCTAATTTTGCAATTTCTTTATCTAAGTAGTAAAGCTTGCTTAAATCGCTTGTTTTCATCCAACCCCCGCCTCCTATTTACATTTCTGACTAAACGCAGTATAATGTTGTTGGGATGTTTCATTGGGCGGCGAGAGCTGCCTTTTTCTTTTGTGGTTACTGCCATGATAGGTTTGTTTTTTATGTATCAAGATTCATTCGGCACAGCCCCCCCCCCGAATCTCTGCCACTGATAGTTCCGTCCGGATATTTAATGCAAGAATGGCTATGCGCTATGCATCCCTCTTTCTTCATTTCATAATTAGCAGTATTTGGTACCCAACTATCACATGTTTTGCAGTATAGAGAGTATTTCGCACCTTTCATGCCATGGCTTTCAACTACATCATCATATAATGTTTTATTGTCCGTGCTCATTGAGTTCCCTGCCTTTCTTTCAGTGCGACTTCGGCTTGTTCACGGGACAGAAAGATATCCCCGCCTAAACTTTCCACGCTATAACTTCCACCGTTCCAATTGAGAAGCTGTTCAAATCGACTATTTCCATTTGCTTTTACCTGAATGCTTATTTCTTTATTCCCTACACTAACGTCGGTCACATATCCAGAGTAAACATTAATTCTCGGACTTTCACGCCAATCATGTATGTAAATCGCATCCCCAGCTTTACAAGGCAGTACCACCAACCGCCCATCTGCCTCAGCCTCGATCATCTCTTTGAGTTTGGCATCGTATGCTTCCCGTTCTTCCTTACTAGGTCTTAGGTCATACCAGGGACACCGATATCGTTCGCACAGCTTTGTATTAACATTGCAGTCTTGGCACATTAGGCGACCCTTTTCTACCTCCAAAAACCTTTCACTGCTCAGCATTATTTAATACCTCCTCGCTAATTTCCCTAAAGTAGCTCATGCCCATTATTGCCTTCTCGATTTTTGGAAATTTCTCATCTGCTGGAATATCACTAGCAATTATTTCTTGATAGTGCTCATGAAGTGCTTTTGCTGATGTAGAAAAAATTCTATATCCTTCATCAACATCAGACTTATGATTTTTAGCATAAAGCAAGCAATGGATTAAGTCTTCGTGATGTTCTATTGTCTTTAACGTAGAAGGTGAACCGGTATGACCATACTTTTCTCTTGCATCATCAATTTTCTTTTGTAGTTTGTCTATCTCTGAATTTATAAAACCTAAAGTTACCACTTCAAAACCTCCTAAAGTACTTGTTTCACAAGCCCAATATTTATAAGTTATCATAGTTCCATCTATCAAAACATGCACCGCATACGGTTTCGACCATACCATTTTGCTTTATTTCAAACTCTTCTCTTAAAAAGCGAACTACACCATGCGCAACATTCCATTTGCTATCCCCTGCCTCCTATGTGATAAATCAATAAAGCTATTACTATAACCAAAGGTATTAAACTTCCGTAAATGCTAAATACCCAAGCTGTAAAATTGCTTTCAGTTTTATTAACAACTAATGCGCATCCAAAAACAATAAAGCCTAATTGCCTTAAAAAATCACTGCTTGTTAATATGTCAAGATTCACGCAATGCCTCCGAAAACAAACATAATAAATTCATTTTGTTCTCCACATTTTTCACCTAAACAATCTTCAATTTTAAACATATACTTACATGCTAAACATGGAAGTGGAATCCCATGTATTGGTCGTAGTATTTTTATCGCCCTTTCCAACGACTTTGCTCTAGCTTTCCACTCATCACGTTCTTCTTGTGCCTGCATTGCTATGTGGGCAGTGCGGGAGTTGTGCCCACATGTTCGTTCAGCACTCTATTTTCTGCCTGCAAGCGCTCAATTTCAGCATCCTTCTCTTTTATCGCCCTCTCCAACGCCTCTGCCTTGTTACGCCATTTCACTGCTTTGGCTTTCCAACAGTCGTACAACTCTTGCCATCTTGCATCTACACCAGAGTATTCCTTTTCTAGTTCATCAAGCGCATCCTTTGCCATAGTTAGCGCATCATCACAATATTGCGAGTGTTCTTCTGCCTTTTCCGCTCGGCCTTTCCAATAATGTACACACATATTCAAGTCGTCAATAATCCTTGCTACATTTTTTTCTTTTAATAAGCCTTTTTGCATTTCGATTGTGTCAACTAATTTGCTCATGCTTTTTTCAGCGACATCGAGTGCTCCCAACATGCGGCGAACATACTTGTCAGCATCTTGTACAGTTAAGGTTGATGTTTGAATCTTTTTCCTGACTTCGTCAAGTTCCTGCTTATTCATTGTCGGCCTCGCTTTCTACTCAAACGTTATTTCTACAGACCGCCAATCAGCGTCCAAATCTATGTCTGCAAGCGGATTATCAATGCAAATACCCCCGATGCCTATATTAAATGCAATCCACTCATAAGTTTCCCGTTTTGTCGCATGACATGGAATGTCAATTTCAAACTTAACTTTAGCTCTCATTATTAACCTCACTTTCTGGTGGAGCCGGGAGGGGCATCCAGTGGGTTATTTCACCAGAATAAACACGCCCATTAACGTTGTTTTCCCACTCGCCATTATGATTGTGAGATAATATGCATATTTTGCCTTTATCTGTAAGGGTTAAAACATATTCTGTTGTATCAGGCAATTCCTTAGCTGAACTAATCCACTGTGTTTCCGTTGAAAATTTGTTAATTAAAGTCCTAACTGCAAAAGTTAAAACATTTCCTTCTCCGAGTACACTGTCTAGCTCAACGCAGTTTTCTTCGATTTTGTCAGCATCAATCAGCCTCATTTAAGCCACTCCCCTCAACTCTCTGCCTAGCCTTATGGCACATAGAGGCTACTTGGATCATTTCCACAATCGCCGCCTCGGCGTAAGTTTGCATTTGCTCTAGGCGTCCATCAATTACTTCCCTTGACTTATCTTTTTAATTGCATTCCAAAGCAAATCATGCCAATACGAAACCGCTTGAATGTTTTCGTGAGTCTCATCAATTTCTTCAAGTATCACAGCATAAGCTTCGTGCGGGCTGTTGAAAGTTGTGCCGTACTTCTCTGATGCACGCTTATACTCTTCATCGACTAATTGCTTTACTCCATCGTTTAGACTCATTCTTTCTCCTTCCATTTCTCACAAGCCGCGTCGTCAGCGTGCCTTCCGTAGTCGTAATATTCGCTATCCTCATTTATGCAAAAATCAATTTCTGTGAACCAGTAGCACGTTCCACAAATCCGGTCTTCCTTGCGCTTCCCCTTTTTATTCATTTCTCCCTCCTAACTCTCCCCTTCACAAACTCCGGGCAAGTTCTAACGCAATAAGATTTTGATAATATTTCCTCACCGCCAGCTGTACGCCCAAGCCTCAGCAGCGTTTCCTCTGCCTCCCATCCATGTACCGGTTTAAAGCTTCTATGCCATGAACACCCAAAGGCATGTGCGTGTTGACAGCTCCAGCAGAGGGTTGGCGTTTGGGCTTTGTTGGTGCCTCTGCCGTTCAGTATGCCGTGTCTAAGGCAAATTTGAGCTATCTGACTCCGTGTCTTCTTTATGCCGAAGCGGTCATTAAACATCTTTGTCAGCCCTTTGAAGTCTCTGCCCGGAGCCTTTTCTCTTAAAAACTGAATTTGCTCATCGGTGTATTTGTGCATATCACATCTCTCTCTACCTGCGCTATCGCCATTAAAATAGGATATACCTGTTGTGGCATTACTGCGTTCCCTATGGCTCTAACTCTGTCCAACCAATCGGGAAGCCCATAATTTCCTCGAATATGTGCGGGTGCGGTCTCTGGATATTTAAGATAGTTGATATGACATCCCTGCACTTTGCCCCGAATCGCTCCCCCGATTTCCTCTCCGTACTCCAAGCCCCAGCGTTCCCAAGAATCGCTTGGACTGCCCCCCCCTCTGCGTCCGCAGCTCTTGGAGTTGGCAACAAAGAAAACTCGCTCTCGCCTGTGCCCTGCGCCGATAGCCACAGCTTCAAAATTAAATATCCCGATGTCGTAGCCCTCACGCTCCAAGTCCTGACAAACTGTGTCCCCGGCAATTCGCAAGATTCCAGGTACATTCTCACCAAGTACCCAACGCGGCTTAAGTTCTCGGATAACTCTGAGCATTTCCGGCCAGAGGTAACGGTCGTCTTCTTTACCTTTTTGCTTTCCAGCCACGGAAAATGGCTGACAGGGGAAGCCTCCGCTGATAAGGTCAATTGTATGTAATCCTGTCCTAGCTCTGAAACTGTCTCGAGTAACGTCACGTATATCCCTCCACTTAGGCACATCAGGCCAGTGCTTTTCTAAGACTTTTGTAGGATAGTCAGCAAATTCACACTGCCCCACGGTTTCAAACCCCGCCTTCTCGGCGGCTAAATCTATGCCGCCAATACCCGTAAATAGCGATAAATGCGTCAGCATATTGTTATGCTCACCTCTATTCTTGGATTCTTTCTATCAACCTCTGCCGGATGCTTAATGCATCTAACGTATTTCCGACTGTCGTCTTGTATAATCCCTTGATTTTTTAAACTATCTAAAATTACCTTAGAGGCTCCAGATGTCACATTATCACAATCCCTCATAGCATTCGGCTCGTAGCACCGAATTTCAATAATAGCCTTACTTTGTATCAGCTTGAGCTTGCTCCTTTTTATGTACCATCCGACTAAATCCATTGCCTCTTGCTTGATCTTATTACGTTTTGCCCAGTGTCCAGAATTAAGCTGATTATAGCCGGGGAGCCTGCCGGGTATGGTGAAGTGCTGTATTTCGCTCATCGCTCTTGGCTAAAGAAAGCCGGAAATCCACTTTCAATCGAGACATAAATCACGTTATCATGTTCTGCCAATGTCCTGATCCAGAAATGTTTGAGATATTCGGCTGTTAATTCAGCATTAATTATTTCCATTGCTTCTGCAATGCCTTTGGCTCTAATAATCTCAGCTTCGGCGTTGTAGCTTTCAGCAATCAGCCGTTGTTGAGCTTGAATCTCAATTACTTGCAATTCATATCTAGCCCTTGCCAATGCTGCCTGCCCTTGCCTTTCCTCACGCCATATTACACCGCAACCAGACATTGCACTTAAAGTAATAATTATCGCTAAAACTAATGCTACCTTTTTCATTCAAAATCGCTCCTTATTTAAACTTTTATAATCATCATGCCTAATGTAATGACGCCGATTATAAATATAACTAATGCTAACCCTTCCCAGAAATCATTTTCAACTGCACTGTTTTGTATGTTTTCTTCTCGAACGGTTCTGATGCTGTCCAAATTTGAAGATGTTTCTTTTGGTTCGGTTTGTTGTTCAAAAGATATTGGATGTCCATACGCTGCAACCTCAAATGCTTGATTTTCAGTAAGTGTGAGGCCAGAGTCGCCTTGATAAACAAGAAGCCCTATTAATACTATCAAGGCTATGAATATTGGAAGCTCCCATCTGATTTTATCCATCTCCACCGCTCTTTCTCCGTAATTTCTTCGCCACTACCTCAATCAACATTGCAGCATACTTTGCTATGTTTTTTAGAGACGAATAAGCGAAAAATATCACTGCCATCACGGTTATGATAGGCCATATAATAGCTAACCACGAGAAGATCAGGCATTCTAAGAGCTTGTCGTCATCGCCGAGAGGGGTATCCTCTATATAGCTGTCTTTAGCCATATCAACAATCGCTTTAAGCCCGCCTATTATCACGAGCCCAATTCCTATGTACCCTAAAACCCATATCCACCACATTTAGTTAGCCCTCCTCCACATACTCTTTTAACCTCTCAAACCCAAGCTTTTCAATCTCATCCCAGTTACGTTCATGAGCTTCAATGTCAGTGAATGCAGTCCTTACGCTTTCATCCCTCACGCCGCCTTGAACAACCGCAAGCATAGGCCTGTCGCCACCAGACATAGACATCTTATCTGCTAATGCGGCTATATCACTGCGTATAGCTTCGGGTATCTGGTTCTGCTCTTTAGTGCGTTTTTCAACAGCCTCATAAATCCGCATAAAATGCGCCCTATCGGCTACTACACTGTTTTCTGTGAAGCATAAGTCCCTTAATCCGAATCGCTCAACAGCTATCCTTGTTGGCTCGTTTAGAGACGCTAACAATTCCTCTTTGCGGTAATATCCAAATTTGCGTATAGCCTGCTGTACTTCTCCCCATGCCGCCCCTGCGTCGGATAGCTCTGGTTGCTTTATTTCTGCTATCGCATCACGCAACTCTGCAATTACCGGCGGAAATGTTTTTGTTGAGATGAGACGCTTAAGGGCTAATGTAGCCGTTTCTGCATCAACATCACCTAAAAACTCCGCCCAAAGCTTTGTAGTATTTATCAATTCATCTTTTGTCTTGTCAGCATAAAATCTAGGGTAGGCTTCCTTCAAAATGCCCATTAACACGGCAGTTTCTGCAACTGTCATATAACCACCTCTTCCATTTGGGCTTCTTCTTCGGCAAATTCTCTTGCCAAATCAAAAAAGTCATTGCCTGTTGATTTGTGAGTTTGCTCCGTAGATATTTCATCTTCCCAGCCCTTAGCCCTTAACCATGTGGCTGGGTATGGTATGTATTGACCCCCATCTTTAAGCCAATCTTTACAAGTCTTTACTTGCGCTAGCTTATTAAGCATTATGGCAACAAGCTCTTTACTTGGTTTTATGACTCCCCATGCTTTTTCAGCATCACCCTTGCTTTTTTTCTTAGGGTACGCTTCCCAGAAAGTATCAAACAGCGCTTGCGCGTTATTGGATTCGGATTCTGGATTAGGATTTGTATTTGGATTGGATTCAGGAGGTGAATCACCGTGATTCACCGTGGAACTCTGTGGGCTAGCATCTGTTACCGTTAACGGCTCTGGGAATTTTGATTTTTTCGTTTGAATCCGTTGATGATCACCCCAGTTTGGGAAGTAGAAGTAGGATTCCCCGTCTACGTCGTAGAGGTTAATGCAGCCCATACCCGCCAACTCTGCAAGTGCCTTTTTTATATCGGATTCAGTAACGCGTCCTCTGCGGGGAAATACTAAGCCCTTTACTAAGTCAGGCTCAGCACTTCCCCTTCCAAAGTCGTCAACATAAGTAATAAGATAAGTCCATAATCTGAATTGAAAATCTGTCAACGCATTAATTTTTTTGCTTGTTCTTATGCCTTCCTTGATAATACGGTTAGGCATTTTTATCACCTACAGTCTGAGCTTTTAAATTCCAAACTTTACATATTCTTTCATCAGCCTCTAGGCCGTAGACTACATATTTCTCATTAAATGACCCATGCCCTATAGCATGAGCTTCAGTGTGATGCTTGCGACACAGGCATAGCACTTCCATGCCTTGATGAATAATTTCCTTACGCTTTCGACCCATGCCTACAGCATCGACATGATGTAACTCGCCCTTGCCTCCGCAGATAATGCAACATTTATGTATGATAGAGGCGTATATAGTCGCTGATATGTCATCCGTGCGATTTAAAACCAAGTCCATCAGAGGGATATTATGCTTAAAAGCAAATTCTATAAGATGGTTAATGAACAGTCTTGCTGTGATTACGCTGCAGTCAGATAATGAGAAGTAATCAGCGCCGGTCTCTGCTATGTAGTCATATTTCATTATCTCTTTGATTTCTTCTGGCTCGTGGCCTGAATAGATTGATATGTCTTTGAGCGTAGCATAGGTTTTCCTTCGTTGATCTGAACTAATGCGCCTCCCATCATCTATCCTAATTTCTCCCTTGATAATGCCATCTCCTGCAAACCTATCTAGGTCAATATCATCCAGACGAGAGGGTACCAACACACGTAATACAGTTCCTTGAGGCTTTTCTTCAAGCAATATAGCCTGAATTTCCTTATGCATGTTGATACCCTCCCTCGGTTTAAAATTGCTTATCTTATCCTTAAATGCTGATTTTGACAAACTATAGCGCTTCCATTCTCTAGCATCTCACCCACTGCTAAATCTTTTTTGATTAATGCTTTATCAACCTTCGGTGGCTGAGGAATTAAATATTTTTCAGGTATTTCGTTTTCGTTGAGTATTTCGACCGTAGCTGGGCTATTTTGATAGCTAACGGTAAATAGCCCGGCTGGCATTTTGTTTCTATCTGTAGCCTTCATCGCTTCCATAATTGCGCTTTTTAAGGCATCAGCTTTCCGCTTCCGGCTCTGCCTAAAGGCGCTTAATCGTTCTGCCTCTTCAGATGCTGCCTGCACTTGCATCTCTATCATTTTTATGACATGGACATATCCTTCCAGCTTTTTCTCAAGCTCAGCTCCTAGTGCAAGCTGCTCTGTTGCGAAGTCGTCCTCACTTATGTCTTCGTTTTCCATAGCCGAGAGCAACGCTTGATGCTCGGCAGTTAATTTGTATAAAGTAGCCATGATCGCACCCCCAATCAGAACGGAAGATCTTCATCATTAATGGAAACTTCATTTCCAATATAGCTCTGTTGATTGCTTTGTGAAGAATGCTCTTGGCTTAGCTTCTTAATCTTTGGAACCTCAATGCCTTCTTGCATTTTTTGAAGTGACGTTATGTACCAAATTTTCACAGCTACTGCCGCGCCGTTCTCGCCTACGAACTCTTCTTCTCTGAAAACTGCACAGCAACGCTTGTTTATAAGACTTTTCAGGTCAAAATCAAACACGTAATCCGGATTCGATTCTTCGATACGGTTAATTAGTCCTTTGAAGAATTTTTGACTGTTACCCTCTGTCAGCTGATTGAACTTAGCTAGTTTTTGCTTGTTGTTGAAAAAATGAACATGTTCACCGCTATCAATGTCCAGCTCCAATACGAGCATTGGATTTCCCTTTTGTGAATCTTTAGCATAAGCGTTCATTATCCGGCATGAGTAAGGTCCGGGCGGAAGTTTGGTACCTGAACCAAACTCAGCACCTTCTATCGTGTCCCAATTGCTAGGTTTATTAAGCATTTGCATCTCCTCCTTATAATCCGTAATATTCTCTTATAGTTTTATCAACAAAACAGAGGTCGTTATCTATCTCTGCGGTATCGAACATATCCATTGGGGTTTTTGATACATCGTATCCTCGTGACTTAGTAAGAAAAACATGATTGTCATTTTCCTTAACTGCCCTCAGAAGGATCGTAAACATGCCCTCCAAGCACACTTTTTCATCAAGCAGCTTGCCAATGGTTTTAGGCTTAATGTCTCCAAAGTCGTTTTTTTCTTCATGCATCATGAAGTAAACAACCTTTTCTTGCGGTAAGCCCTTCACAAACTCAACTAAATTCCAAAAACTATCGCCGAGTTGGTTATAGAGACTAAACACGGCATTGCCTGCCCCTGTGTTGCTATGACCACGCATAAACATGTTTGTTATTAAATACCCGGCATCATCTATAACCACAGTTTTTGCTTCAGCATGGGTTAGGATTCGCTTAACCCTTTCGTAATCATCCGTTGTTACCGTTTTAAGGTCATTTTTAAAGGGTAAAAACTTGCCTAAAACATTAATTATTCCTACTTCACCATCTTTAAAATTTCTAAGGCTAGTACTTTTCCCCGCACCAGATTTGCCAATGATTAATACTGGTAAGCCAATAGGTCAACACTCCTTTCGTTTTACACAATTACAGCCTGTGCCCAAAAGCCACGCTTGCCATTATTCTTAAGTCTGCTTTCCTCCATGCTCTTCGCATAGTCAGGATGATATTTCTCTTTAGCCCATTGTCGCCCTTTGATAATGCTTGCAACCAAGTCACTCAGTTGCTCAAATGAGTAATATTGACGCCATGCACCATCTTCTTTTATAAGCCATCTGCCCCTATATCCCTTTATGAGATTGTAAGTATATTTCAGATGCTTTTTCCCGGTGTGTCCCGAGATTCTTACGCTATACGCGAGTCCATAGTCTAATTTCAAATAAATGCTCTCTGTGCTATAAGCGTCGTATCTTTGTACTATGAATCCTTCTCCTTTTAAGCGCTGTACTAACTCATCTGCAACCTGTGTAAATTCTTTCTTATTAGACATTGCTCACCTCTTACTCTTTTGATGTAGCCTCCCCCTTAACCTCTATCGCAACTGAGTCCATATCTGCATCAACCTCTTTACCGTACAGAGCGTATTCTTTTGCTACTTCTATTAATCGCTCTACGTCAACTGTTAGCTTATGGGTGAATGGTGGGTATTTTATATAAGTCTCACACTCATCACATTCGACCTCTTCTCTATCGCAACCAATGCATTCTTTTGGCATCGGATTTTCGATAACAGCGTAATCAAAACAATCTGAGAGCCTTGAAGCAATGTCCCCATGCTTTTTGTGGGCTTCTCTAAGTTTCTCAAAATCTTGTATATCTAAAGTAACTTTTGCATTATTAAACATAATTCGTTACCACCCCTTGATTTTTGTTGCTCGAAGTAGTATAATAAAGGTGTTGTCTCATTATTGCCTCATGCGGTAGTTGCCGTTTTTAATGAGGCAATTTTTATTGTTCTACATCTTGAGCAACTTTACTGTATTTACTGTATAAATTAAAGAATACCCCTAAGTACAAT